GTGATAAAGCACTTGCAGTACCTGCTGCACCTGATCCTGACAACTCAGCACCAAAAGATACTGCTACACGTTTGTTAGCAAGTAATGTGCCTTGTGTACTGTTACCTAAAAATCCTTGGAATGTAGGTGCTTGTACGTTATCAGATTCGATTGGTGTTACTTCTATATCAGTAACTTGAATAGCATTAGAACCAGCTACAGGAGATGGATTACTCCCATAAGATGATTCAATCTTTGCTAGTAGTTTTGTCGTTCTTGTTAGAGCCATTGTCAGAGGAGGAATCGGTTTCTGGAACTAGTGTACTCTTTCCTGTTTCTGGATCGAACATATATGTTCCACCTTCACCAGGATTAGGCACTTCTGTATTTAGTTTAGCCATGAAATCATGCAGCAGTTAAATCAGATCTACTTGTACGATAACGCACAATGAAATCTTGACTAATTATACCAAGAGGTACATCAGCCTCAACCAAACTAAATTCAGTACGATCTGGCGTTAGATCCAGAGCATACGAATTTATAGTCTGATCTGCCATTAATCTTAGATGAACTTGCTGCGTATAAGTATCAGAATCATCATCAGGTACGGCAGCCCTAACAATTGTTGATACTCTAACTCTCATTGACC